TGCAAAAGAGCAGAAGATGTTAGAGAAACAGGAAAAGCACTTTATGAAGAATACAAGAAATGGGCAGACGAAAACAACGAGTACAAAATGGACAAAAATAAATTTGGCAAGAAATTAAAAGAGAAATTCAGAAGTAAAAAGATGAATAATGGTGTTAATTATTTAGGTGTTGAACTTGTAGAAAAATATCCTGGATTACGTGGATTAAATTAAAAAAAGTGAACACCAAAGTGAATACCCAATTTTACACTTTTAGGCTTTAAAAGCCTATTATACCAACGTTTCTATTACCTAATTTATAAAAGTGAATACCTATGTATATAAAAGTCCTATACAAAAATATAAAAGAATATATATGTATATATTTCTATAAAGAGATTTATTTAGGCGAGGTATTCACTTTTTATTCAAAACCTTACAGCTGTAAGGGTTAGAGCCTATTTTAGGTATTCACTTTGGTATGCACTATTTGGAGTGATCAAGTGTCGGAACAAAAAATTCAAAACGAAATAATCTTAGCAATCAATCAACGTGGCCATAGACTTTGGAGAGCGAATGCTGGAAAAGTACAGACGAAAGATAACAGAATAATCAAATTACTCCCTAAAGGGTTTCCTGATACATTCGGTTATCGTAAATCGGATGGAAAGTTTATAGCAATTGAAGTAAAAACAGAAAGTGGAAGATTACGACCTGAACAAAAGAAATTTAAAGCATTTGCCGAAACACAAAACATTTTATATGGCGTAGCAAGAAGTGTAGAAGAAGCAATCGAAATTGTGGAAGGTACGCAGGAAGCGTAAGAAGGAGAAGATGAAGAATGGTAAAAATTAAAGTTGAAAAGAACATGAATTTATTAGAATTGATTGATTGGGCTTGGAAGAATGGTGTTAAAGAAAAAGCGTTTTATAGCAATATCGACGGAGGTTCTTTGTATTTTGACATGGCACAAACAGTGTCGATAGAGCATTTAATCACTAAAGATGAAACTTTCACAGTAGAAGTTGAAGAAGAACTTACTGAAAATACAGTTTTACCATCAGTGGTAGTAGTTAGAACTCAATATTTTCCTAACAACGGACATTCAGTCAATGTAGCTAAAATCAATTCTAAGTCTATAAAACAAGTCATTGAGAACCAACCTAATAATTCTAAGTTTGAATATCATTCAATTTATTTGATGGAAAGTGAAAGAATAGGACAACTCATCTGGAAAGATGGAGAATTGGTAGGTGATGAGTAATGGCAACAGTCAAAGCTGAAGTAGTTATCAGAGGCACGATTGAATTACCAGCAACTAAAGAAACTGACGAAGAAATGGATAGAGTAGTCGAACAAGCGAAGAAAAGTCCAGAAAAAATTTTCGATGATATCGACATTAAAGATGTAGATTTTCGTTATGAGCATTGGAAGTGATCGTATGAGAAACGTTGTAAAAGTACATGGTAAGAAACGTTACCTCATGGTAATTCAAGGCAAAATGCACTACATTCCTTTAGATAAACTCGAGTATGCACTTGAACACGGTATTACAAAAGGAGCAATCAGAAACAGATTGAATTATGGTTGGACGATAGAAAGAGCAGTTACGGAGGGGATAATTGATGATTAACGAAAACAGACTAGCAGAGAAAGAACAACATGGAGCATTGTCAGAACAAGAATATAAAACGTTAATGGAGTTAAGAGCAGCACACGAAAGAGCATTGAAACGTAAAAGACGTGAGCAACGTATCGCAAGAGCAAGACGTTCAGAAGAATTAGTCGCTAAACACAGAGTGAGTAGTAAGTGGTTTAGATACTTAGCAGAGAATGACATATTTCCAAAGGTAAGGGGATAGGCGAATGGTAGATAACGTTACAATCGAACAATTAGAAGTCGGAGATAACATTTGGTTTAGACGACCAGAAAGCTTTTCAACAACAGGGATAGTCAGAGAATTGCATTTTAATGGTGGTAAACCTTACGCAGTTGTAGAAGTAGGAAAGCACAATTTTAATATTAGTAATCATTATGAAATAGCAAAAGTGGAGGAATAGAGAATGATAATTAGTGAATTAATGAGAAATGATGTAATCAGAATATATACTCGCGATAAACTTCGTAGTTTTTTAGCGATTGTTGATGAATCTGGTGCAACTAATCAAAAGTATGGAATTTACTTTTGGGCAAAAGTTGAAACAGAAGCAGGCAGAAAAATTGAGATAGATGATACTTGGGACTTCGTGAAAGTGAACGAGCCTTTCACTCGTAAGATTAATTTAAATCAGAAAGAACAAGACAGTAATATACCCAATCATTATAAAGGTAGTGAAAATATAGATGTTATTGACTTCTTATATCAACAATTACCATTTGAACAATTCAAAGGCTTTATGAAAGGTAACATGATTAAATATCCAGTTCGTGCAGGTCGAAAAGATGATGAACTAGCAGATATAAAAAAAGCTAGAGATTATGCAGATAGATTGATTGAAAAAATGGAGGCCGAACAATGATCTATTTAGGTGGTGACATGCTAAGTATAGGACAACAAATGCGTCGTGAGTGGGAGAAACAAGAATTACAGCGATTAGGCTTTAAAGTCTATGCACCACACGACGATAAGGATATCAACGATAAAGCGAATGCTAACCAAGATAAACTAGCAGAACGTATTGTGTTCAATGACACGTTAGGCATGGAAACAAGCGATGTCATGATATTTGATTACTTACCTCATGCACAAGGGACAATTTGCGAAATGGGGTATGCACAGCACCTTAAAAAAGCTAGTGAGAAGGACATTAAGATTTACGTCCAATGTACTGACATTAGACAAGGGACAGGACATATTTCAGACGAGCAGGACCGAGCAGAGTTCAGTATTAACCAGTATGTGTATGGCGTAATTATGGATGTCACTGATGGCAGAGGCATTCAAGAATTCGATGAGATATGTAAAGAGTTGGTGGAAGAATGATAAACGACATATTAAACATTAATGACAGTTACAAAGCACCACAACGTATCATGGATATTCTGTATGGCGATATAGAAGAACGTAACAAGATATTTATGGAGTTTCTCGAGGCATTTGATAAAGATGTCAATTACGACTGGTTTCACGAATACTTTCAAGATGAACACGCTAATAGAAAGAAACACAAGCAAGACTTTACACCACAATCAATTAGTAAGTTACTTGTGGAAATGGTAGAGGACACTAATGGTAGTTACTACGAACCAGCAGCAGGTACAGGTGGAATAATCATCGAGAAATGGAATAAGGATAGAATGAAACACTCGCCTTTTGATTATGAGCCTAGAATGTACTTCTATACAGCGGAAGAATTAAGCGATCGTACTATTCCTTTCTTACTATTCAACATGCTTATTCGTGGAATGAATGGTCTAGTTATTCAATGCGATGTACTTACTAGAGAGGCATACGGTGCATGGTTTATACAAAACGACGCTAACGACCATTTAGGTTTTAGTAGTTTGAATAGACTACCTTATACAGAAAGTACAGAGAAAATGCTCAATATTAAATTTGTTGAACATAAATACCCAGATATTAGACAGACTAAAGAAATACCGGAGTGGTTAGCACATGATATTATCCAACACAATTAATCAACGCTATCGCTATGCTACACAAGGTAAGACACCTACACAGATACAACAGGAGTTACGTGAGTTAGATGTCAAAGGCTTTGTGGTTAGGGTAGCAGGAAGTAGAGTGACGATGAAAGTTAGTGAGTGTGACATAAAAAGGAACAGGGAGTGTGTAAGGAATGGCAAAGATTAAACATAAGGTAGAGATGACACCTAAAGAATTTTTAAAGCATTTATTAGAGCAGGAAGAAACGGAAGTAGTGTTGGACGGTTATACGTTTAATTACAACGAAGAACACTACTCATTCGATCCAGAAATAACTGCAAATGAAGTTATAAGTTATGACCCGCATTCAGGCACTTTCACAGTAGAAATTGAAGAAGCAATCACAGAAGAAACGGTAATTCCTAGACTTTTAGAAGTTAGAAATGCAATACCTTCAAAAGAGAAAGGTTGGAAAGACTTAAAAATATTAAAATCTTATATGTACGGTAACCACACTATTTCGGAAGTTAAAAATGAACATAGCGTTGCTATTTACATCTTAAATGATGATATGACAATGACTTTAATTTGGAAAGATAACGAATTAGTAGATTAAGGGGTGTTTACGATAGACATTAACAATCTCTACACCTACAAAGCAACATGCACCAATGTTGTGGACGGGGACACTTTGGATATATTACTCGATTATGGCTTTGATACCTACGCTAAACGTCGTGTACGTTTGCTAGGTGTCGATACGCCAGAAAGAGGACAAGATAAGTTTAAAGAGGCAACAGCGTTCACTAGAGAATGTGTAGAACATAAAGACATCTACGTTCAGACGTACAAGAGTGATGTGTTCGGTAGGTATCTTGCAAATGTATGGTACGAGGACGGGCAACGTAGTTTGAATGATGATCTGAGGGACGCAGGGCTATTGAAAGAGAATTCTAAATGGAATGAGGGATAGGAATGGCAGAAGTAAAAATGACATTAGAAGAATATCAAGATTTAGAAGATAAGTTATCAACCTTAGCGAGGGAAAATCACAACCTTAAACAAGAACGTAACGCTTATAAAAAGCAACGTGATGAACTCATCAATGATATGGCAGAAGTGAAAAGAAAGGTAGAGGCTTGGATAGATTTAAAGAAAGAAATGGCCGAAATGTATCCAGTGTTAGTAATCGATGTTAAAACGACTAGTGGTGAATGCGAAAAAGGTATGTTGTATCAATTGGGTAAGCATTTAAGACGCATGGACGAATTAGACGGGACACAAGAGTTTCAAAATTTATTAAGTGATTTGGAGGAACAATAAATGACATTAGATCAATTAGTAGAACAAGTGCAACAATGGAGTATTGATAAAGATTTACACAATGGTAATTCATTCACACAATACGCTAAAACATCAGAAGAATGTGGAGAAGTTGCTGCAGCTTTATGTAGAAACGATATAGACGCTCTCAGAGATGGTATAGGAGACGTTATCGTCACTTTAGTGATATTAGCTCAACAAAACAATATGACGTTACAGGAGTGCTTAGAACAGGCATACGGAGAGATTAAAGATAGAAAAGGAGTTATGTCTAAAGATGGAAGTTTCATCAAAGAAGCAGACCTTAAAGAGTAAGGATATATTAGAAAAAGTAAAAGAGGTGTTGGAGAAGTGAAAGACTTTGAACAACCGACAATAAAAATATTAAAAAGATTATTTAACGGAAAAGATGAAACTAATATTCATATATCTCATCTGAACCTAGTAGATTATGAAGTAATTGAAATGATAACTAATTATAAACTTTCAGAAACTCATACAAGAAACCAACATTTTAGAGATGTAGTGACTTTGAAATTTAAAAAGAAAGAGTAAAGAGGTGTTGGGGAAGTGACGCAATATTCTAAAGTGTATTTGAAAAAGAACCATCACAAAAGAGGTATCAAATTAGGTGAAGTTATAAAAGGATCTAACTGGTTAGAAATGACAGAACAGTTACCTAAGTTGAAAGAACTACCTATAACGCCTTATTTAAGATTTTGGGAAGTAGATAATGATCTTCATATAGATTACGGTTCGCACAGAGCAATTATAGTAGTTAAAAATCAAGGAGTGATACTGTGAAACAATTCCTAATCAGAGAGTTCACAGATAGCACAGGGGAATAAAGAAGATATTTATCAACGTGTAAAGGAAGTGCTTAGAAGATGAAATATAATACTGAACAAATACGAGAAGAAATAAGAAAATATTTTGATGGTAACGAAGAAGTAAAGAGGAAAATGGAAGATAATTATATTCATCATTCAAAAAAAATCAATGCAATTTACAACATGGTGCCACCTGATGAAGAAGAAGCTAGAAAAGAATATCGAGATACAATGGCAAGAATGAAAGATGAATTTTTATAGGAGTGAATAAGTGTGACTATAAAATTAATTAAATTCATTTATTTAGCTAGTATGCTTGCACTTGGAATGTATTTAACGAAACAAGCAATTGTCATTTTAGAAAGCGAAGATGATATTGATACTGCACCGAATGATTATGCATTAGAAACGGATCAATTTGATTTAAACAGAATTAAAGTAGAGGTGAGTGAGTAGTGTTCGAAAGAATAAAACAACCAATAATGTTTGCTAAACAAAAAGAAAAATGGGTTGCAGTTTTAGACGAACCTGAAAACAGAAAGTTATTTGAAGAAAAGTATTCGAACAATAACGGTGAATGGGAAATTTTCTATAAACCTCATGACGAGTTTTATAAAAGTTTAAAAATAGAAATAGAAAAAGAGAAAAAAGAAGTACAAGCAACAAGGGAAAAAGAAATCAAAAATCCAGATATAAATGAAGATATTAAACGTATAAACAGTAAAGAAAGTTTGGTTGATTATTTACTAAAAGAATACTATAACAGTTCCAAAATAATCATAGATGAGTTTTCAACTGATGCCGAAATATCAGAAACAAAACTCAAAGCTAATTATAATGAGTTATTAAAACTTAAAGATAAATATATTGGAGGTTAAAGATATGTGGACAGCATTAACCATTATACTCGGCATATTGCTACTCATTGCGATAGGTAACAACACAGTATTACGTCAGGAGTTAGACGCACAAAGATACACGAATGTGTACCTGTTCACTAAGTACGTGAGAGATTGCGATATAGAAGATGTAGAGTTCGAGATTGAGAGAACGAAGAAACAGTTTAAGTAATGGAGGTAATGTAATGACGTTCGGCGAGAACTTAAAAGCTATTAGAAAAAGAATGAAACTTACTCAACAAGAGATGGCGGATAGAATGGATATAAGTCAATCATATTTGTCAGATATGGAGAATAGTAGAAAATGTCTGAATGTGAATACTGCATTACTAACTGCTAAGCGACTAGGAATATCTGTGAATGAATTAGTTAATGATGATATAGACGTGACTGAATATAATAACTAACGGAGGTAATCACAATGATTAAAAAAGCATATGAAAAACCAAGAGAAGTAGAATACATTGAATTTAAAGGTAGAGAGAATTTTTTTGAGTTAATAGAAGTTGTAGGCGTTAAAGCACGATTAATCACAAAATCTTCTGGAAGAGAATACTTAGAGCATGGTAATGATAATATTAGTTTTCCAGTAGGTACTGTGTTTTATCGAGAATGTAATGTAGATAAAGAGATCGCAGAATGGAAACCGATTAATAAAGATAGATTTTTAAGATTATATAGTGATATTAATTAACTGGAGGTAATCACTTGTACACACCAACGGAAGTGAAACAACTTATAATGGATTATCATTGGATGAGACGATTAATTGATCATCAAGTATATGAGTACGATAGTACATCAATCGGACAGTATGGTATTGAATCAGCTATGCCTAAAGCTAAAGGTGGTACAGGCGATAAGGTATTAGTAAGAGTAATACGCAATGATAAGGATAGACGTAAGACACAAGAGCTTATAGATAAAGTATCATTCATTGATGAGTATGAACATAAGATAACGAATGACAAGAACTATCACATCTTACAATTATTAAAACAGGGCGAGAAGATAAATACTATCGCCATGTTAATGAGAGTAGATAGAAAAGAAATATATAGAAAGCTAGATGTCATTGTGAATATATATATGAAGTCTCAAACTTAATGGGACAAATGTCACATATGCCACACATGACACACTATTATAAATAGTTTATTTAATTATATATACTTGAGTTAACACGATATGAATATACAGGCACATCACTAATGTGGTGTGTCTTTTTGTTTGGAGTTAATGAAGATGAGTAAAGCATATGCAAACTATATAGAACAACGTACAAAGAATAAAGGTTTCTACTCTAATGCTAAGTGGCGTAAGACAAGATTAAAAGTATTAGCAAGAGATCATTTTGAATGTGTGATGTGTAATGCAGAAGGTAGATTGACGATTAATCAGAAACAATCGCTAGAAGTTGACCATATCAAAGAATTAGAAATAAGACCTGATTTAGCATATGAACTTTCTAATCTAAGAACACTATGTAAATTTCATCACAACAAACGTCACGGAAGATTTGAACATAATCCAAATAATCGAAAAAATAAATTCAACGATGAACAGTGGTAAATCCCCCCGTCTGAATAAATCGCTTGATGAAAGGCTTCGCGGAAACCGGCGCTTG